TGAAACTATTGATGATATAAGAGTATATTTAAAAGATCTTCATGCTTAAACATTCGCACCATGAACGGAAGAGAAGACGCCAAACAAACCTTAGCCGCAATCAGAAAGGTTATGAATGCAGCTAAACGGCAGCCTAAAACAGACCCGCTTCACGAAACGGCTTGCCTGTCCATCAATGACGTGCTTTCCTGCTGTCATATTGAAGACGCTGCGGCAGGGATATTATATTTACACATTGAAGCGCTGGAAGATTTGGCAAAGGAAAAAACAGGGTTATGATAAAAGCGAACGAATTGCGTTTAGGTAATAAAATTCAGGTCAACGGTTTACACGGAGATTTGTTTATGACTGTTTCAGCTATAACAGGTAAAGGCACTTTGAATGAAAACAAAAGAGTTATTTTTTTTGAAGAAGATAAAGAACAGGTAGGAGAATTTTTAGAACATTGTTATAGTATCCCCCTCACGCCTGATATATTGGAGAAATGCGGATTTGATATTGATCTTAATAATTTCAATTGGAACGCATTTAAGGAATTTGAAAATAACGGTTTTTCACAGTATGTTACTTTAAGATTTAATGAAAAAAGGGGGTGGTTTTTTAATCATGCAGCTTCACCCGTTAAACACGTTCACCAATTGCAAAACCTTTACTTCGCTTTAACCGGTGAAGAACTTGAAATAAACTTATGACAAATACAATATCATACTATGAAGACAAGGCAAGATTCGATGTATATAAAACAGTGCAATCCGGGTTTATTAAAATGCTAATCAAAAAAGATAATAAGCCATATAAAATTCAAATATTTTATCCCGATTCTAATAACTGGATATTGATGAAACCAGGACAGATAAACTTATGACAACTGAACATTTAAAAGCCAGCATAATTGATTGCTTCAAAGAGAAGGAAACGGAATTGCTGTTGTGTTGTGTAATGGTTGAGTCATACCATCAACACATTTATATTTCTTTTAATGATCCGGATTACATAACAGCCGTATATGAACCTAATTCAAGAAGGTTTACTCAATTGGTATATGGTTCATTAAAGATTGAATTATGATAGGCAACCAAAACGGATTCAATACTTATGAATTTAAGTACAATGGGATATATTTAAGCTATCATACCAAAAAGATAATCCTGCCTGAAGACATAGAGAACATTAAACGGTTGCTGATTGAATTATTTAATAAATAAAGTTATGACTACGCAATCAAGACTAACATTAATTAAGGAGCGGATGGAGTGTTGAAAGTGCTTTTTCTTAATGGTAAGCCATCTTTGCCTCGTAGAACTTCGCGCCCGCATACACACCTGCAATTACAAACCTCTTTGGCCGGTATTCGTCTGCCGTCATCACTTTTAACAGATCCGGGTCTTTGCATTTGGAATCCTTCAGCACCTATAATAAACGGTTTGCCGTCAGGTTGCTTCTGGTTGTCTGCTGTAATATGATCATGCCGGGTCCGATCATCACGTACACTTATCCAAATCTTATTAGTTGCTAACCCCGTTTTATCACTTCCTATCTGTTCGGCAGCATTGGCACCCTTCATCGTTTCCGTCCGGGCAATGAGCGCCGCCCTAGTTTTGGTTATATTGTCAGTGAGCATCCTATTAATTATCTCATCAAGACTTAGCTGCTGTTCTATCCCGGCTGCAACCTGTTCGCGGATAAAGTTCCTTGTCGTTTCTGTTATGTTGGTAACCGTATTAAACAAATCAACGTTAAAGAAATCAATTATAGCTTGTATAAACTCCTCATTCAACCCGATTGCACCACGCCGCTTAAATGTCAATAAGGGCTTTAGCGGCTTCCTTATACCTGCATCTTTTAGAATGTTATAGTAGGTATTTGCGCCCCATATCCTGCCGACTTCTTTATACAGGCTTCTCAATACGTTGGTCATTGGTTGCGTTGGCAGGTTGACTAAGTCCCTTGTTTCGGCATAATACTTTATTTGCGCCTGCAGGGCCCTGTAAATAGCAGGCGCGTACTTTGCTGCATAGCGTTTGTGAAATGCGTTGTAAGTTTTCCAAAGTGCATCGGCATTCATTGCAATAGCTTTAATACGTGTTCAGGTAACGTAACATTCATTCCCTCCTTATAATAGTTAATCAACATAATAAGATATGCCCTTTCCTTCAGCTTCTTTGCCTTCTGGAAGCCGCATTTGTTATCGGCTTTGGTTAAAGGCAGAACCATATCAACTACCTGCGTTGTAGTCATTTGCATTACCTAATTCATCAAGATTAATGTCAACACTTTGCGCTGCATCACTTAGCGGCTGATAACCGGATTTAACTAATATCACATCAGCGCCGGGGTCATCAACTTCGCCCCATCCAGTAGCTAAGTATAAGTCTTTTACTCTGAATGCTGGAGCGTCTGCAAACCTCTTAATAACGTCCGCTTGATTTTCCTGTAATTCAGGAATATCTGAAACATCATAGCCAACAACAGAGGTACCGCCGAAATGATTAATTAATCCTTTATTGAAGTCATCACACAAGCCACTTACAAGCGGCAAGGCTGCATTAGTATAAAGTTCTTTTAATGCAATATCGTAGTTATCGTACTTAGCGCCTTCGTCATTATTAAAAAGCTTATCGCTAACCCCGTAGTTATTACATAACCTCTTAAATGTGAACCTGGATTGCTCCAGTAACTGCATATTAGCAGGATCAACGAATAACTTTAGATAGTTCCATTTGCCGGCCAGGAAAGCTAATTTGTTTGCATTAACATTTGACCTGCCGTCAAAGGCGGATCCCAATTCCCTTAAAACATCATCCTTCATATTTCCTAACGCCTCTGAAGTGTAATCGTCCGGCTCTGTGTTGACAATAACTCCACCGGCCCCGGCATTCTTTAGTGACTGGTTAGCATAGTCTATCTGATTTTCTACGGTCTGCAATGTTCTGCCTCCTGCCTGCAATGGACTTAATCCTATCAATTCATTGCCGCTAAAGTCAAATACCGGATTAGCATATTTGCCGTGTATTATCTCATCAACTCCAAACACCTGTCGGGTATTGTAAAGCGTAAATGTATAGCCTGCTGTCCTCCTGGGCAATTCACTGGACGCAATAGGAAAGGTAAAGTTTGGCGGCATGTTATACATTTCATACACCTTGCCTGCATTTGCCGCTTCGTTAATTAGGTTCTTATACAGGTAGTAATTCCCGGTAAGTAATTTAAACAGGTAGGTAAGTTGATAGAATTCAGTCTTTGACTGGAAGTCGTTTGGATTATCTAAGAAATCCTGTAACGGGCTCCCTTCACCAGCCAGCTCCATTGCCTTTGTTTGCAGCTTCTTTAGTTCGTAAAGGTTTTGGTTAGTCGGCTTCTTCAGGCATTTGCGCTGCATGATCTTGAATTGCCGGTAACTCTTTTCATCCGTAACTATATACTCGTACACGGGCACCATTGCCGCCGTCTTCATAATCTTATTCACAATGGCATAAAGATCGTCTATTGTGGCGTAAGCGTTGATCTGGCTTGTTTGGTCTGAATACCCGTAAATAGTATAGCCCAAATTACTATTTTGGGCAACCCTGTATTGAAGCTGCTGCACAGCCTTCACGAGTGGTATTAAAGCGGATAACGCTTTTTTCTTTGATATTAAGTTTAGCACATTTATTCGCTTTTAAAAGATACCAGGCAATTAAAGCGAATATGATATGAAATAAAAGTTCAGGTAGTAAAGGTAGGAAAACATTAAATATCCCGCATTGATTTTATAACGCCGATAAATCTTTTAGGCGTTGACAGTTTGGTGAATATAGCATATCGCATTGCGTCTAAAAGGTGATCATTCATCTTTACCGGCTCTTCCTGTAGATTATCGGCTTTATCCTTTTTCCACTTGTACCCGTTTAGTTCATCCTTCAGGTTTTCACTTGTAGCCACAATATACAGCGGCATTGACTTAACCTTTAGTATGCCCGCCCATACATCTTTATCAGCCGGTTTAATATTCATCCCATATCTGTAAATTTCTTCTATGCTCTTGGGCTCTGCAGCATCGGCATATATTTCCGCCCTGCCTAAATTCATACTCTTTAGATAGTTTGCCAGTTCGGTTACCGTTAAGCCGGATCGATAAAGCAACTCCTCAACATAAATACATTCGTCATATAGCTCCACCTTAACCATTGCACAAGGAGCCGTATAACCAAAGTCAAGGCCATAGATAACATCTCCCTTGCCAGGCAACTCTTTTACCATCTTCCAGTTAGTGTAAATCAATTCCTTTGCCGCTCCACGCAATCCTAAACCGTACACCTTCCACATAAAATCATCGGGCAGGTTCTTATAAGCTTCGATATATTTTATCTGTAAAGGGGAAAGATTGTAAATGTTATCCAGGTAGGTGGAGTGAATATTTCTGCTGCCGGGACTATCTGCCATTTCATAAACCCAACTAT